CTGCCGCAGGGAATAAGATACCCGTGTTGGTATCGTTGCCCTGTACCGCTGGCGTACCAGCAGAGCCGTCTACACCCGCTATGCCTGTTGTACCGTTGATTGTTATAGACATATTAGATTACCACCCATCGTGCGCCAGAATCTATCGTTACCGTGTACCCAGAATCAACTGTGATAGGCCCGATAGAACCAGCATTATGTGTACTAACTATTGTAATATTTTCTGCAATCGACTGAGCGTTCCAGAAGATTGCCTTGTTAACAGCAGAGCCTTCAAACTGACCGCCACCACCGCCAGAAAGTGTAACCCAAGAAGTATCATAGTTAGTAGAACTATTCTTCTGTAATACTTGATTGATTGTACCGCCAGTAGGTACTCCCTGACCAGCAGGAATACTGAAATCAAATACCGCTGCAGAGCTAGTTCCTGAGTTTGTTACTGTTGCGCTAGATCCGGGAGATCCTGTAGTAGTAGTACCTACCGCAATCGTTGCAGCGGTTCCTGCAGCACCTGTAGAACCTGTTGCTCCCGTAGCTCCAGTTGCTCCCGTGTCTCCTCTAGGGATACTGAAATTAAACACTGCAGCAGAGCTAGTTCCAGCGTTAGTAATCGTTGCTGAAGAACCTGCAGCACCTGTTGAGACTGTTCCTACTGCAATTGTAGCAGCGGTTCCAGTAGCGCCTGTTGCGCCTGTTGCGCCTGTTGCGCCAGTAGCACCTGTAGCACCTGTAGGAATACCAAGTGTTAATGTGTAAGTGCCTGAGTTATACGAGGCGGTTGCGCTAGAACCAGCAGAAAGTGTATTTGCTGTGGCTGCAAAGTTAGTTGCTAAGTTAATAGAAGCTGCAGAAGCAGCCTGTGCGGTAGAAGCAGAACTAGCTGCATTACTTGCAGAAGTTGCTGCCGTATTTTGAGAAGTTAACGCAGCAGCAGCAGAAGCATTTGCAGCAGCCGCAGCAGCTACAGCACCAGTAGAATCACTCTCAGCGTTACTAGCACTTGTTGCCGCAGCAGCAGCTTTGTCAGCAGCTAGTGTAGCATACTCTAAGGCCAGAGCAGCGGCATTGGCTGCATCTGCTGTTGCATCGCCTGGACCACCAGGACCACGATAAATAGCCAAGGTTTATTCTCCGTTAGTTTGCTTAAACAGACAGTATCTGCTTAAGAAAACTCCCCAGCCCTTGTGAGGCTGAGGAGAGCCACTAGCTAAAAGCTATTAGGCAGGAACAACAAAGCCAACTGCAGCATCGGTACGGATAGTCTTAACACCGTACAGAGTATCAGCAGTTAACAGATCAGCAAGCCACTCTTGCTTGTACTGAGTCTGTGAGCGAACACCAAGTTGCTCAACCAGCGTGAATGCATCACGATGGAACAGACCGGCCAAACGAGCAGCACCAGACTCCAGCGAAGGAGCATTGGAACTGATATAGACTTCGATACCGTAGAGGTTACCAACGCGACCATTGCGGATCGTGTTAGCTGCACCAGTCTCACCCGTGAAGGCTTGCTCAGTGTAACGTGCAGTACCCATCAAGTCGTTACGCAGAACAGGCGGGATGACAAAGGAACGACCATCCATCGGTACATCAGCATCGTCAAGGATCTGAATTCCCTTACGGAAGCCAGCGTCATTGAATGCAGAGCCAACAGAGCCGTTGTATGCAACAGCCGTGGTGGAGCTAAACTCATAGACACCAGAGTTCTGGTAGGAAGAACCGTTACCGTTACCGATAGACTTGAAGAGTGTCCAGATGTCTGAATCGGTCTGTACGCCAAGAGCGTAACCAGCGTCATCCGTGTAGAAACGGCGTAACGAGGCAAGGGCCTGTACAGAGACGATGTCTTCGATCAAACGGCTGTACTCGAAGTGTTTATCGATGCTGATTACTACCTCGTCTTCAGTCGCAGCAATCAGGGTAACCTGAGAAGAAGCAACTTTAGCAGAAGCAGTACCACGGGTGGGTTTCGGGACGTGAACAGTGTCACCCTTCTTACCACGGAAGTTCATCTTATTGATGACGTTAGCGAGAACCAGGTTCTTCTTGTATGCAGCAACGATCTCGTCACTCCAAATCTCAGGAATAAACTTGGCGGCTGTTGTTACGGTTACGTTATTAGTACCCAAAGGCATTTTGAATCTCCTAAATGATTAAGTTATTTAACTCGACCCTCAGAGTATGCAGCTATAATCTCATCTTGTAGTTGCATATATCGGTCTGGGTCTTCCAATTGTAGTCGGATTAGATCCGCTCTTCGATAAACCTTAGAAGAAGTATTACCAACAGAATTAGAACCAACATCTACAGTTGCTGCCTTAACTGCTGCCTTCTGTGCCGCCTTCATCTCCTGTGAGGGAGTTGCCTGCTGTACAGGGGCTGCTTTAGGTCTAACATAACTCCAGCTTGTCAACAGTTCAGAGGCTGAATCGAAGTCAAAGTCTGCATCAGCCGCAGCATACAACCGCATACGCACTGGTGAGGCTTTGATCCATTCTGCAAATGCAGGATCAGCTACCGTCTGTTGAAAATCAGGAAAGTCCTGTTGCAACTTAGTCATTGTCTGCTGCTGTTTTAAAGCCAAGGTTTGTTGCCTTGCCTCTAAGATAGCAGGATGTGTTTCTACTGCCTTACTTACTGCCTTCTTCGGATCTTCAAAGAAATCGATCTCGTCTTCTTTTGTAGCAGTAACCTCTTGTTTAGTGTCGAGTTGTCGCTTAATGAGTTCATCAGCAAGCTTACGCACTTCCCCAACTTCCTGGGCCTGTCTACCAATTAGCTTCTCAGCCTCTTGGTGCATCCTGACAATTTCATCAAGACTCTTGCCCTTGTACTTGGGTGGAAGATCCTCTTCAGATACTTCCTGCGCTACAGGCTCTTGAGTTTGCTCTACTTGAGGCTCGTCTGCCTTGTTAATGTCTGCTGCGTCAAATAACTCTTCTTGCGTTTCGATTAGTTCTGCCACATTATCCTCCTGTCCACAACGGATTCTAGGAAATTTAAAATACCCATCGGATTAGCTCTCGCTTTTCTTTTGATAGGCCCTTGCTGCTTGCTCGTGTTTTCTAGCCCATGCATCGTAAGCTGAAGGAAACGCACCTGTGATGCCCTCTAGCCTGATTCTGGGTGACGAGATAATACGAGCAGCTTCATTGTGACAATGAGGGCAGCTTACGCTCCTTACCTCATCATCCACCAATTTCTCAGTGATGTGGTCTTTCACACATCTAAATTCAAATATCCGCTTCATGCTGAAAGCTCGTCATAAGCATCCTCAGACGCTTGTTTAAGCTTAAGAATGAAGTTCAGGATGTCTAGTTGTCCTTTGGCGTAGTACAGATCCTCTACGCTGGTACACCTGTCTAAATCCCTTGACACTTCAGCTACCTTACTTAGGTCCTCTAGGAGGTCATGCCATCCTTTAGAGGTCATCATGTCAAATCTAGCCTCATAATAGGCTTGTAATTCTTTATCCACAGTTTCTCCTTATGTAGGACTGTGTTGTATTTCTACAACAATGTATTAATTATACCACACTTTTAGAAAAAAGTCAAGTATTTTACTGTACTTTTGTTTTCATTTGTGCTTCTACGATGTTTTCCTTGGTTTTTAGCTCCCGTTCCTTCAGGATTACGTTGGCTAACTTGATCCTACGCTCAAAATCGTCCGTAGTTTCATTGGAAAGGTTGGTAGAAGAAGCCTGAATCACATCAATTCTCATCTTCTCAGGCATCAACTGGGTCTCAACACTGGTCTTCTGGGCCTTTGCAAGGCTCTCCTGGGCGTTTGCTTGGCTTTCCTGTGCTCTACCCTGCAGTTCAGCTATCTGAGCCTGTAGAAGCCCGATTTGAGCCTCCTGTTGGACCATCATCATCTGCTGTTGGGCAGGATCAGGCTGGTTCATCTGGTCTAGGGCGGTAGCCAGTTCTTCCTTGTTGGACAGACTAGAGCCTTTGATGATGCCTTTTAGGACTAAGGGCAGTACAGGACTATCAGGACCAAGGGTTTGCAGTAAGCCAATGAACTGTTGCTGCTCGTACTCCCTAGCTACCATGCCAAGGGTGCTGGCAGGGACGAAGGTGAAGTCACGGCTAGGGTAACGCTCAGGATCATACTGCATATAGCGGTAGGCTACCTTCTTAATCAGAGGGATCAAGAAGTCATCTTGGAAGTTCATGAGGGCCTGTTTGTTCTTCTTGATGATAGAAGACATAGCCAAGGACATAGAAGCTCCACCAGCCTCTCCTTGGGCCACAGAGCGGGTCATCGCCTGACTATCTAGGGTTCCTGTAGCCTGAAGGAGCATCACCTCGAACTGCTGGGCTGTGGTGATGTTACCAGCGTCAGTAGATCCAAACTTAAACGGGAACAGGATCTCATTAGGATTACCGTTGGTGAGCAGGGTCTTTCCAGGCTGGACCTTGTAGCTTACACCACGAGGTAGCCTTGTAGCGTCTGCTGCCATCATAGGGGCCGTAGTCAGTGCTAAAGAGTCCAGATGACTACGGAGTTGGGCATCAATAGCTTTCTGCATATTGTAGCCCTTTTCAACTGTGCCTAT